GAGTAGCGTTCAAGTGTTCCTCTTTCGCCACCCAATTGTTGTAGCGGCTGAAGGTGCTCTTCAGGGTTTTGATGCTGTTGTTGATTGCTGCTTGGTTCTCGAATTGCATTTGGGGCCTCCTAAGGCGGTTGCTGTTAAAGACCAGTATATAGCTATGGATACCCCTTGCAAGTCAAAACGGGGGATTTCTCAAAATTCTTTTGCAAGGGTTACACAGAGGTAGAACCCAGTTGCGGCTACACTCGCCAACAGTGACCTCAGTGTCCAGTGCCCTACGTGGCCGGTCCTTTGGCCGCGCCATGCCCATACAGGAGGCGCGATGCCCAAATATAAAGTGACCGGCGGCGATGACGGCCAATCAGGAATCGAATACTCAGGCCAGCGCTACGAAGCTGGTGCGACAGTAGAAATGCCAGCGAAAAAAGCTGACTGGATGGTTGACATCGGAATCCTTGAAGCAGTCGGAAAAGTAACCACTGTCAAAGATGAGGACGAATAATGCCAACATTCATTCACGGCAAAGGCACCAAAACCTATATCGACGAGTTCGACCTCAGCGATTACTTCAACGCAGCAGACAGCACGTTCTCCGTTGAGACTGCCGACATCACAGCGTTCGGTGCGTCATCAAGATCATTCTTACCCGGCTTGCAAACAGCAACAATGGGCTTGACTGGTTTATGGGCTGCTGACACTGACGGATCAGACGAAGAACTCAACGCGCTACTAGCCAACGCAACAAGCCCACTGTCAACGGTAGCGATACAAGCTGGCACAATCGGAAACAAAGCAATTCTGATGCAGTCAGACGAACTCACATACAACATTTCGTCTCCTGTAGCTGACGTTGTTTCTGTCTCTGCTGATTTCCAAGCCACCACCGACGGCACAACGAACTTGACTTATTCAGGTCAAAGCGGCGTGCAGCTAACCACCGGCGCTTCAATAGCGCATGGAGCGCTCGGCAATCTGTCATCAGTTGACAACAGCGCATCTAGCGCCAACGGCGGCTTCGCTATTCTTCACGTTCCCACTAACACTGTTGGTGGTGGCGTAACAACAATCAAAGTTCAGCATTCGGCAGATAACTCCACCTTTGCTGACCTGATTACGTTCTCAACGGTTGCGGCTTCAACCAAAACCAGCGAGTTGAAAGCGGTGTCAGGCACCGTGAACAGATACATCCGTGCCACGGCCTCAACCGCTGGCTCATCCGGAGCGATCACATTCATGTGTTCGTTCGCTAGGTTCTGAGGAGGACCATAAATGCCCACATTCGTACACGGTAAAAGTGTTGACTTTGCTCTCGATGACACGGGAGGCACAAGCCGCAACATTTCCGACACACTCAACTCTGTTGACTTCCCCGAGGTAACAGAGACAGCCGATACAACTGCCTTCGGTAGCTCCTCGCGGAGTTTCATCGTCGGGTTGGAGAGCGCCACAATCTCCATCAGTGGCCTCTGGGACGCAACAGTTGACGGTTACATGAAAGGCGGCACAGAGCCAGCCTCACGTTCTTTCATTTACGGACCTGCTGGATCAACCAGCGGCAACGTGAAATACACCGGCGAAGCGATCATGACGAACTATTCGATCTCATCGCCTGTCGGTGACGTAGTGACTTACTCGGCTGACCTTCAGGTCACCGGCGCAGTAACACGCGGCACATACTAAATCCCAACAAAGCAAAGGAGTGACCTAAGTGTCCAGACTTGCAGATCAGATAAGAGCCGCCCACGATGTGAGCGCAGAGCTATACGACATCCCTGAATGGAATGTCACAGTGGAACTGCGTTCTATGTCGGCAAGGCAACGAGCCGCGTTCGCATCGAACGTGGACTTTACTGCCGATGGCGGCGTACAGATGGACGCCAACCGCGTTGAGTTGATGTGGGGCGCTGTTATACAAGCCTGCTGTTTCGATCCCGATAACGGCGAACCGGTTTTCACCGAAGAAGATATTGAATGGGTGATGGCTGAGAAGAACGCCAACGTGGTTGACTCGTTGGCTAATGCTTGTCTAGCGGTGTCCGGCATGGGCGCAGATTCGGAAGGTGACGCGGGAAAAGATTCCTCGGATTCCCAGACTCCAGAGGACGAATTGCCCCTGAGCGACGCTTCTACTTCCAGCTAGCAAGAGAGCTTGGCATGACCGTTAGTGAACTCCTAGACCGGATGACAGCGAGTGAACTAACGGAATGGGCTGCTCTGTATTCGTTGGAGAACAGCGAACGAGAGCAGGCAGCCAATCGCGCCCGTAACAAAGCAAGGATGGGCTGATGGCTAACGTCGGTGAAGTAAACGTCAGGCTTGGTCTTAATGATCAAATGACAGCGCGTCTGCGTAAAGCAGGCGATGAAGTTAAACGCTTCGGGAAGCTGACTGATCAGCAGATGGGGCGTGTGCAAAAAGCGTCTGAAAAGATGAAGGCGTTTGGTAAGTCTGCACAAGCGGCTGGTCGTCAGATGACGATGAAGATGACGTTGCCGATGGCTGGTGCTGGTGCGGCGGCGTTCAAGATGGCTTCCGATTTTGAGTCGTCTATGACGAAGATCCAATCGTTGGTTGGGTTGTCGGCTGATGCTGTTGAAGGGTTCGAGAAAGACGTGTTGTCTTTGTCGGGTCAAACAGCGCGTGCGCCGAAGGAACTAGCGGACGCCATGTTCTTCGTTACGTCGGCTGGTATTCGTGGCGCTGAAGCTACCGAGGTTCTTGCTGCGTCAGCGAAAGCGGCTGCGGTTGGTTTGGGTGACACTGCAACGATCGCTGATCTTGCGACGAGTGCGTTGAATGCTTACGGCTCTGATGTGATCAGCGCGACCGGCGCTACTGACGTAATGGTGGCTGCTGTTCGTGAAGGTAAGTTGGAAGCTGACGAACTTGCTGGTTCGATGGGTCGTGTTCTGCCTGTCGCCTCGTCAATGGGTATCAGCTTCAACGAAGTCGGTGCCGCGTTCGCGTCTATGTCTAGGACGGGTACCAACGCCAACGAAGCAGCTACTCAGTTGCGTCAAATCATGGTTTCTTTGCTGAAACCAACGAAGCAAGCTGAAGAAGCACTAGAGGGCATGGGATTGTCCTCAGAAGAACTTCGTACGCAGATGCGCGAGAAAGGGCTTCTATCGACGTTGCAGACGCTCTCAACAGAGTTTGACGGCAATGCTGACGCTGCTGCGTCTGTGTTTGGGAATGTTCGCGCTCTTGTTGGTGTTATGGACTTGATGGGTGCCAACGCAGCGAGCACGGAACAAATCTTTAAGAGCATGGCTGATACAACTGGCACGCTTGACAAAGCGTTCGGTATTGCTTCTGAAACTACCGAGTTTAAGTTGAACGCTGCGATCTCTGAGTTCAAAGTCGCAATGATCGCTATCGGCAAAGAAGTCATTCCGGTTGTGTTGCCAATGATTCAGAAGATCGCAGAGTTCATTGGTGGGTTAGTGAAGCGATTCAGCAATCTGTCAGGACCAACAAAGACAATAATTGTGCTTGCCGGATTGTTTGCTGCTGCGCTTGGCCCGGCCATTCTTGCGCTTGGTGCTTTCAGCGCAGCGATTGGTGCAATGTCAGCCGGTATGGTTGCAGCGCTGGGACCGATTGGCTTGGCTATCGCTGCAATCGGTGTGCTTGGTGGCCTGTATATGAAGCACAAAGCTGATCAAGCGAACTTTAACGCCAAAGTAGACGAAGCTAAAACAGTTCTACAAAAAATGAACCCTGAGCTTGATGGCGCTGTTGACAGGATGCAAGCGCTCGCTGATTCATTGCCAGAAGTCACAGAACCAATGGATGACCTGAACAATGCGTTAGAAACAATCTCTGGTTCCACTTTGATTGCGACGAAGATGATGAACACGGGAATGGCTAAGGCGTTCCAGACGTTATCGAAGAATGGTGTGGAGTTAGAGAAAGTAATCGCTGCTGATCTTGACAACCTTGATGCCTTTATTACCGAACTTGATAAGGGCAACGGGATAACAAACGCTGCGGCGCACGAGATAGGAGGCATGAGCAAGGAAGGACGCGACCTAGCGCGTAACCTTGCTCGCCTGCACGAAGCCGAAGAAATAACTATCAAGGACATGCGAAACCTTGTTGACATTGTTGACGAAACAATCGTCGTGCTTCGCAAAGCTGAAGAAGCATCTATCGCAGACGCAAAAGCGTTCTTAGAATCCGGCGACGCCCTCAAAGTCTTAACAGGGAATCTTGGGTTCACGACCAAAGCAGCGCAGGAATACCTTGCAGAGCTACACATCATTGCCGAAGATGAAGGACCACGCGAAGCAGTAGCGAAGCTATCGAAAGCAGTAGACGATCAAGCGTTTGCCACTCAGTTCGCTGCGGACTTGTTAGCTAACTACGTCACAGAAACCAAAGAAGTAGAAAAAGCAAACAAAGAGGTACTCCAAACTTGGGAAGAACTACGTGACGCAGCAGAAGGCCGAGCGCTGTTCTTCACTCTGGCGCTCGATACCACTGGTCTATATGAGCAGTTGAACGAAGCGATGAACGCCATCATCGATGTTGGCTCCCTCATGCCGGGTGGAGATTCACAAGCACTTGATACGCAGCTTGCAATCTCTCGCCGTATCTCAGCGAAGCTCGTAGACACGAAGGCCGCTGACCGTAAAACAATGTCGTCGGCAGCTAAGGCAGCTACAGCGGAGTTTGAGAACTTTATTAAGAACACAACGAGTCTTGGTAGCTCTGTGCTGACAGATTCGTTTGCTGAAGCGATTGTTGGATCACCCGAGCAGATCGGTAAAGCGTTCGACAAGCTCTTTGATGATGCGTTTGATACGGGAATGACGCAGATCCCACAACTGCGTTCAGTATTCGAGAAAGCTATCGAACAAAAAGGTGGCTTGATTGACCTCGCCAACATCAGAATCAGACTCACCGAGGATCTCGTAACTGCTGAGGATCGGTTAGCGCAAGCAATCCAGAACCAAGCGTCAGCGCAGACTCGTGTCAATTCGCTGATGGATCAACGCTCACAGACTGCACAAAAAACTGCGTCAGCGTTTGGGTTTACGTTCGGGGAAACTCCCGGCGCTAATGCAAGCGGACGAGCGAAACAACTGCTTCAGCAGTACACAGCGTTCCATTTGAACCTCACGAAACTTCGTGATCGTGGTTTCCCTGTAGATATCATCAGTCAAGTCATCGGGCTTGGTGCCTTTGAAGGCAACCAAACCGCACAAGCATTGTTAGCGATGGGCGACACTGACTTCAGCGAGTTTGTAACTTCGCTTGCTGGGATTAGCACGATCGGCGCCGCAATCGGAAATCTGCAAGCTGGCATGATGTTTGATCCTGCGATCACCGCAGCAAACGATCAGCTTGGAGCAGCGACAAGTGGTGTTAGCGCTGCCCAGTTAGGAGTAACACAAGCGAATCTAGCGTTAGGCGAAAACGCTCAGTCAATGACGCTCCTCGCTCGGGTAATGCAAGAAGATTTCGCAGGCGGAATCAAAGACTTCATCAACACACTCGGTCCTTTACCTGACAACCTTGACCGAGTTTTTGAGATATTCATCGCTAAATTCAACGCTCTAACTGAAGGACAGTCACGAGGCATCTTCGACGTATTGCGGAACCCTGCGCTGGGCACTGTGCCGTCAATGATGCGGCAGATGGCTAAATCATCAACCGGTATCGCTGGTATAAACAGCGGCGGTGGCGGTGGCGCTGGTGGTGGCGGTGGACCTGCGCCGGGATCTAGGTCTAATCCGATTGCGATTGTTCCTATTGCTGCGCCAACTCCGGCAATGTCAGCGCTGATTGACGCTGGATCTTTAGACACTATCCAAAGCGTGCGACAACGCGATGCGATGCGGAAACAAGGCGCAGGCTTTGCGTTTGCTGACGCTGGGTCAATGGGTCTTATGGGCGGTAGCGCTCGTGGCGGAACTTCTGTCGATGCGCTACCGGGCGGCGGCGTAGTTATCAACGTGCAAGGCTCAGTTGTTACCGAGAAAGAACTACTGGAAACAATTCGTCAAGGTGCATTGGAGATGCAGCGTTCAGGTAAATCGTGGACAGCGAGCGTGTTGTAAATGGCGCTGGCAGCAACGGTTAAGGTCACTGTCCGCTTTTCGACTAGCGCATCATTCGGTCCACCGTTAATTCTTGATGACGCAACAACACCACTTGGTACAGGTGTTCTTGCTGATTCGACCGTTTCTGTTCTTGATTTAACGCCCAATGTGCAACAGATCAGCACCAGCAGAGGCCGATCACGCGTCCTCGATACGTTCGAGGGTGGTGTGGCAACGGTTCAATGTATCGACACGACAGGCGTTCTTGATCCTGACAATGGGACATACGCCGATGAGATTCGCCCGATGATTCAGATCGTGATCTCGGCTACTCATGGCGCTACAGAACGATTGTTGTTTAGTGGATATATCGAAGCGTGGAACTACACCTATCAGCAAGACATTGACGCAGCGTATGTCACAATCAATGCTGTTGATGGTGAACGCATTCTCAACCTTGCGAACGTCACTGCTGTTACTGGTCAAGCAGCAGGCCAAGATACAGGAACCCGAATCGGAAAAATCTTGGATACGGTTTCGTGGCCTAGCTCGGAACGGTCAATCGACACTGGCGACACAACCTGTCAAGCAGATCCGGGTACCGCTCGATCATCTCTTACAGCGATAAGGACGTGCGCTACCACCGAGATCGGTGGGTTCTATATGGACACGGACGGCAAAGCAAAGTTTGTGAGCCGATCGAACACCGTCGCTGCGCTTGCTACCACTCCAACTCAGTTCAACGACACAGGGACACAGATTCCGTATGTGTCCGTGGATTTCAATACTGATGACACTGTGCTTGCGAACGTGGTAAGCGTTACGCGTACTGGTGGCTCAACTCAAACGGCGTCTGATGCAACATCGATCAGTACCTATTTCGAGCGGAACCTTGTGCGAGATAACTTGTTGATGGAAACAGACGCTGTTGCTCTTGATTACGCAAACGCTGTACTCGCTACACGCAAGGACGCTGATCTGCGTATCAAAGGAATCACGATTGACTCAACCGCTGATGTGACCGCTACCGTGAACGCTGCTTTGGATACGGATTTCTTTCAGCCGATTCAGGTGACGAGGGCGCAACCGGGCGGTGGCTCAATCACTCGTAACCTGACAGTGCAAGGCATACGGCATAACATTACGACGACAAGATTTTTGACCACGTTTAACACGGCTGAACCTCTCGTAGAGGGATTCATCCTTGACAACTCAACATACGGCGTGCTGGATACCAGTGCGCTTGGATTTTAAGGAGCAAAAATGGCTGCACCTCTCGGAGCTAAGAATTTCACGTCCGGGTCGGTTTTGACTGCCGCGGACGTAAATGGTTATCTGATGTCGCAGGTCATCGCCGTGTTCGCTGACTCCAGCGCACGAGATTCTGCGATCAGTTCGCTGCAAGA